CAAGGCGCACAGCGAGATGATCGTACAGGCCAGGGACGTGCAGACGGTATGCGCCAAGGCCATTGACGCGGAATGCGCCATGTGCGTAAAGACCGGCGCGGAGATCAGGCACTGCAAGCTGCGCGAGGCCATGCAGCGGATGGCAACCCCCTATGAGATACCAAAGAGCGGCTGCGAGTATGCGCACTACAGCCATACCTGGGAGGAGATGACGGACGATTGAGCGAGCGTCCAAAGCGCTGCTACTACTGCGGCGCGGTGCTGGAGGGCGGACACACGCTGTTTTGCCCGGCGTGCTGGGATCACTTTAGGCCGCTGGATAACCTGCCGCGCTGCCGCGTGTGCAGGCGCATCCTGATCGGCTTTGACGACGACATTTGCCCGCCCTGTGCGGCGGCTGGAAAGGAGGCACAATGTACTGCGTGTACCGCATCAGCGGAGACAAAAAGCTGCTGATCGCCCGGACAAGGACCATGGAGCGCGCGGCGCTGCTGGCGCAGCGGGTGATGACAGCCCTGCGGCTGTGGCGCAATGACACGGACAGCGTGGTGATCGAAAGTGAGGATGTAAATGACTGAGCAGGAGTACAACAAAGCGCCCGGCATACGCAGATCGCTGCTGTGGGAGATCCGCAGGAGCCCGGCGCACTTGAAATGGCGCATGGAAAACCCGCCCGAGGCCAGCCCGGCGCTGATCTTCGGCCAGGCGCTGCATGCTGCCGTGCTGACCCCGGAGGACTACGGCAGGCAGTTTGCCGTGATGCCAGGCGTAGATCGGCGTACCAAGGCCGGGCGCGAGGCGTGGGACGCTGCCGCAGCTGTTGCGCAGGGCAGGACGCAGATCGCCTTTGACTGGGCGGAGCAGATCGCGGGCATGGTGCAGGCTGTGCGCGGCAACCCGATGTCCGCAAGGCTGCTGGACGGCCCCCACGAGACCAGCTACTTCTGGGCGGATACTCTGACGGGCGAAGCCTGCAAGTGCCGCACGGACGCGGAGACCGACATCGGCGATATGCACCTGATTGTGGACGTTAAGACCTGTCAGGACGCGAGCACGGACGCATTTATGCGGGACGCGCTGCACTATGGCTATGACGTGCAGGCAGCCATGTACACCGATGGATACAAGGCAGTAACCGGACAGGAAGCATCCTTTGTGTTTATAGCCGTCGAGAAGAACCCGCCCTACGCGGTGAACATCCTGCAAGCGGATACCCTGTTTATGCAGCACGGCCAGGACCGCTACCGCCACCTGCTGGGGCTGTACCACGAGTGCAGACAGCGCAACCAGTGGCCGGGCTATACCGGCTTTGACGGCGACATTGCATCCCTCGGCCTGCCCGCGTGGCTTGCCAAGGACTATCAATAACAGGAGGACATTATGAGCGAGATTACCAACTATCAGCAGGCCCCCAACATGCCCGTGCCGCAGAACGTGCCCATGGGCAACATCAATCAGGGCACAATCGCCATCGAATCCCAGCGCGCCATTGCCGAGGCGCAGGCCAAGCTGCTTGTGGCGCAGCGCTTCCCGCGCGACGAGATCGCGGCCTACAACCGCATGTACCGTGCCTGTCAGCGCAAGAGCTTTGCGGAAAAGGCGTTTTTCAACTTCCCCCGCGCCGGCGGATCTGTCAGCGGCCCGACCATTCGCCTGGCCGAGGAGCTTGCCCGCTGCTGGGGCAATGTGGACTACGGTATCAAAGAGCTGTCGCAGGACAATGGCAAATCCGAGATGCAGGCTTACGCATGGGACTTGGAGACCAACACCATTTCCAGCCAGAACTTTACAAACCCCCATATGCGCGAGGTGACGGAGAAAGACCCCGTGACCGGGCGCAAGGTCAGCGTAAACAAAGAGCTGACCAGCATCCGCGATATCTACGAGATCAACGCCAACATGGGCGCGCGCCGCATGCGCTCCCGCATCCTGGCTGTGCTGCCTGCAGACTTTGTGGAGGCTGCCGTCAGTGAGTGTAAAAAGACGCTGGCCGGACAGAACGACGAGCCGCTGATCGACCGCGTGAAGCGCATGGTGGTGCAGTTTGGCAAGCTGGGCGTGACCAAAGAGATGCTGGAAAAGCGCCTGGGCTTTGAGGTCAGCCAGATGAACGCGGACGACTTCGCGGAGTACGTCGGCATTTATACCTCCATCAAGGACAAGGAGACCCGAATTGCCGAATGGTTTGAGCGCAAGGACGAGCCTACAGCACTCAACGAAGCGCTCAAGGCGGAAGGAGCGGAAAAGAAATGATCAACAGCGTAGTCATCCAGGGCAGGCTTGCCCGCGACCCGGAGATCAAGACCACCCAGAGCGGCATTGCGGTTGCCAATTTTACGGTGTGCTGGTCGGACAAATACAAGGAGACCGAGACCCGGCTGTTTTTGCCCTGCAAGGCGTGGCGCGGCACGGCGGAGTTTGTGGGCAAGTATTTCAAAAAGGGCCAGGAAGTAGCGGTAGATGGCCGTCTGATCGCCGAAGAATGGGAAAAGGACGGCGAGAAGAAGAGCCGCGTGGTGCTGGATGTGCGCAATGTGCATTTCTGCGGCAAGCGCGAGGACAGCCAGGGAGCCGCTGCGGAGCCTGCGGAGAGCCAGCCGGTGCAGGTGGAGGATGAAGGTCTCCCCTTCTAACCATTAACCGAACAGAAAGAAGGTGAAGCCCATGCTGCCGGGCACGACGATCATCTACGACACCCGCGAGCACCCCAGCGCCATCGCCGGTACGCTGCGCACAATCGAGCGTGCAGGCGTTATGACAACGCGCCGCAAGCTGGACGTTGGCGACTGGATGCTGGACGGGCACCCCGAGATCGTGATCGATCGCAAGCGCAATCTCAACGAGCTGTGCACCAACCTGTGCAGCCCGGACAAGGGGCGGTTCTATCGCGAGGTGCGCCGCGCCCATGCAGCGGGCATTCACCTGTTCATCCTGTGCGAGCACGGGGCCAAGATCACCTGCCTGGACGACGTAAAGACCTGGGTCAACACGCGCGGAAAGGTGACGGGCAGACAGCTCTACGACGCGATGCTGCGCTGCCATATGGCCTACGGGGTGGAGTTTCTGTTCTGTCCCAAATCCCGGACAGGGCACAAGATCATGGAGATATTGGAGGACAACTGCCATGGCAATGGACATCAATGAGCGCAAGGCGCAGGTCAAGGCCATTTTCCGCGACGCCTACAACTGGTGGCTGGCCAACTGCGACCTGGACATGACGGAGCAGTTTTTTATCAATGCCGCCCGCGAGATGGTGAAACTGTCGGACGCGGGCGACCCGCTGAAGAACAGCCTCCTGCTGGCCGTATACGGCGAGTATGAGCGCATTGCCAGGGAGCAGCACCCCCATGATTGATTACAGGCGCATCCGGGACGAGGTGCCCATGGCGCGGCTGTGCAGCCTGATTGGCATCCCCGTCCGGCACGGCTTTGCGGTGTGCCCGCTGCATCCAGACAGCAACGCCTCCATGCGCGTGTACCCTGGAGACAAGGGCTTTTACTGCTTCGGCTGCCATCAGGGCGGGGACGTGATCGACTTCCTGGCGCTGGTCACCAAACAGAGCCGGGCGGACGCGGCGCGGCAGTTGGCGCAGACGTTTTGTATCCCTGCGAGTAAGGCGGCAGCGAGCCACAGGGAATCGATTTTAAGCAGGCAAAAGGCGCGCGAAAATCGCTTGCGCATGCGGGACATAGCAAATGCCTTGGCGGAGATGTACCGCGCTCAGAACGCAAATATGAGCCGATACGCGCCAACCAGAGAGGACGCAGACAAGCCATGGCCGGAGGCGTTCGAGACCGCGTGCAGCCTGCTGCCGGTGATCGACTGCGCGCTGACCATTGCGGACGAGAGGTGAGAGAGATTTGGACTTGAGCAAGCTGGGCACGCCGCAGGACGTACCGCGGTTTCAGCGGGCGGACTTTGACGGCACAGCGCCCTACGATTACATATACAAATTCGCCGCCAACGCCTTCCAGATGATGCAGGTGTACAACGTGGTGGCCGCACAGGCAAAGGAATTAGGCGTAAAAAACTTTGCGAAGATGTGGGAGAGCTATAAGCGCGTACAGCGCGGATCAGGCTACAACCTGGACGTCGAGCAGGCGGCGACCAATTTCCCCGATCAGCCCATGGAGCTGCGCTGCGGGCGCTACACCTGCGACGCGGGCGGCGTAGCCTGCGAGGACAAGGGCGGCTATCACACGCTGGTGTGCAGCCATCCGCTGATGCCCGTTAAAAGGATGGAAAACATCGACACGGGCGAACAGAAGGTGGAGATCGCGTTTTCACGCGGCGGCGTGTGGCGCTACAACGTGGTGGATCGCACGGTGCTGTCCAGCGCCAACAAGATCGTAGACCTGAGCCGGTACGGCATGGACATTACCACCGAGAGCGCGCGGGATGTGGTCAAGTATTTGGCCACCATTGACGCATTGAACTACGACAAGATCGGCGAGGTGCGCTCTGTTGGCCGCTTAGGCTGGGTGGGGCACGAGCTGTTTTCGCCCTACGTGCCCGATCTGCGCTACGACGGCGATGCAGGCTACGCGGCGACCTACAAGGCGGTACACCCGCAGGGCACGCTGGAGGGATGGCTGGAGGCCGCGCGCCATGGCCGGGAGAGCAGCATCTACACAAGGGTCATGCTGGCAGCAAGCTTCGCAAGCGTACTGGTAGAGCCGTGCGACGCGCTGCCCTTTGTGGTGCATGCGTGGGGCGGGAGCGGAAACGCAAAAACAGTCAGCCTGATGATGGCTGCATCCGTATGGGCTGACCCGACAGCAGGCGCTTACTATAAGACCTTCAACAGCACTGGCGTAGGCCAGGAGATGACGGCGGGATTCCTTAATTCGCTGCCACTCTGCCTGGACGAACTGCAGGTGATTAAGGACAAAAAGGACTTTGACCAGACCATCTACACCCTGTGCGAGGGCGTAGGCCGGTCACGCGGCGCCAAGGCGGGCGGATTGCAGCGCATGCAGACGTGGCGCAATGCCATCATCACCACAGGCGAGATGCCCATCACAAACGCGGACAGCGGCGGCGGCGCGGTCAACCGCGTGATCAACATGGACTGCCAGGACGAGAAGCTGTTTGCCGATCCCCGCTGGGCGGTATCTGTGATGCGCAGGAACTACGGCCACGCCGGCCGGGCGTTTGTGGAGCACCTGACGGGCGGCGCGATGGAGCGGGCGAAGGAACTGCAAAAGGAGTACTACGCAAAGCTCACCGAGCAGGACAGCACGGAGAAGCAGGCCCTGAGCGCGTCCCTGCTATTGGCGGCGGACACCCTTGCGACGGAGCTGCTGTTTCAGGACGATCTTGCGCTGACGGTGGAAGACCTTTCGCCCATGCTCGTGACCCGCGCGGAGGCCGACGTCAACGCCCGCTGCTACGAGTGGCTGACGGGCTTTATCGCGGTCAACAGCAACCGCTTTGACGAGAGCGCCGACAACAAGGGCGAGGTGTGGGGCAAGCTGGAAAACGATACGTGCTACTTTGTGGCAACCAAATTTGAGCAGATCATGAGGGAGTACGGCTATTCCAGCAGCAGCTTCCTGTCCTGGTGCAGCCGGGTTGGCAAGATCAAGAGGCAGGATGGGAGGCACTACAAGAGCGTGATCCGCATCCGCAAGAACAACACGCGCTGTCTGGTGATCTGCATGCCGCCTGATGGGTTCGTCGAAGTGGATGATGACGACGATTTCCCCTTTGAGCAAACAAAGGCGACAATATAGCTCAAAAAGGAAACATCGCTACCACTGCTACCACCGCTACCAATAAAAACATAAATTTATATAATAATTCTCTCTCTGTTTTTTGTCAAGCAGAAAATGCGCTCTCGCGCACGGAAACAAAAAACATGCGGTAGCGGCGGTAGCTGCGGTAGCACAAGGCAAAAAGTCAAGTAAAATCAACGGGTTTTAGCGCTACCACTTGAAAACAACATGCGGTTACAGGTCGTAGCGCCCACGATGAAAGGAAGATACGCAATGAACGACTATCTGAGCGTCCGGGGAACGAGGAATTTTGCCCGCGTCAGCCCGGAGGAGTGTAAACAGGCCAGAATATCCAATAAAGGATATCACCAGCGGCCACGCGGGACAGCGTCGCAGATCGGCACGATGATCAGCCGGTATCTGTGCGACGGCCTGAAAAGCAGGTGCTGGGACTGCGAGTGCCTGGTGCAGTGTGAGTACGGCAAGCGGTACATGGCGCTGCTGCGCCAGCGGGAGGCGGACGCGGGACGGCCCTGGATGGGCTACAAGGCGGCCTTAAAGCCGGAGCTGGACGCGTACAGGATCAAGGTTGCAGCGTGGCACAGGCGGCAATCGGCCAAGAGCAAGGGCAACCAGAACGCAAAGGGGAAACGGAGGAATGCGTATGCAGAAGATCACGGATAAGTACGATACGGGCTGGATGGCATGGAAGATGGGCACCTGGTACGGAAAATGGGTAGAGCGCCCGCGGTGCATCCTCTGCGATGAGGCGATCACGCGCAGGCAGATCCTGTGCCCGGCGTGCAAAAGGGACTACAAGGAGGCCAGGGGCCTGAATATGAGGATTGGAGAGTGACAGCATGACGATTAACGAGTATCAAAAGCTGGCGCAGCGGACGAGCCCGGACGACCATAACAAGCTGCTGAACGGCTGCATGGGGCTGGCCGGGGAATGCGGCGAGGTGTGCGACGTGATGAAAAAGGCGCTGTTCCAGGGGCACACGCTGGAC